CTTGTAGTTGTTTGAGAACATATTGTTCGTTAGGTGTGCAATCAGGACACTCCCAACGAGATTCTTTAACTTCAATAGGCATAGAAGTATCTGGATTCAAGTCTGCATCAAGTGTTGCTGCAGTACATGAAGCACTTAGTAATGCAATTGTAGCTAAAATCCTAATCAATTCAAGTCTCTCATCAGTGAACCCCTATAGTACATGCCTATAGGGGGTCTTGTCAAGGGTCAAGGTTTGAGGTGTTCCTTCGTTATATGTGTTTCTTTTATTTCGTTGTATCGGGTACACAGTTCATCACTAGATACGTGTTCCCATTTATGATAGAGATTTTTGAGTGCTTCTAGGTAACCGTCACCTTTCATATCCCGAACTTCTTCGGCAACAATAGACTTTACAAGCACATCTCTCGTTAAATGCGTCATACCTTTTGAATGGTATCCAACAAAGAGTCCTACATCTTAATGTAAAAATTAATTACTCACAGAACTCTCCTTGGGTGGTTTATCCGATATTGGATTTTACTATTTAGTATGAAATTCTCGTTTAAGATGTACTTAACAATCAAGTAGTTCGATTTACTTCGTAAATTGTACTATCACCATATGTCTTATGGTCCTTATATCCAACCATTCTACCCTTAGTATTTTGAAGGGCAGGCATGAATACAATGAAGAAGAAAACTCCTGGTGCTCCGACAAATACGAAGGCAACAATTACATAATAAGTTAGAAGTTCAGTCAGGTTTTCCATTTTTACTTGCTGTAAGTTTCGTACATTTTTGCATCATCTGACCTTTTGAGTTCAGCAGCAAGTTCTTTCTCAGTCTTGAGATGATGTGCTTTAAGGTCAGGGTTAGGATTAGAGAAAATCATCTGGTCCCTAGACTTATTTTTAATAACAATAAAGGCATCCTTATTATACTTACGGGTGCCTTTTACAGGTGCCCACTTAGTGCCAGCACCTTCAATTTCATACACAGACGTGCCACCAATCTCTACGACAACATCGTCATAGCAGTCCCATCCTAGTTCTGCGATGACATCATAGAGTTGTTGAACAACACCTTGATTGCAGACTGCAATTGCTTTACGTTTTGCAGCAAGAGTTTCTTCCATAATAATCAAATAGGGTTATACACGGGAGTCATAAGACCACCATCTGGTCCATCACCATCATCATGTTCATCTTCGACTAGGACGGACCCAAGAATGAATGCCCCTAGCAAAAGTCCTGCTAGGGCTAACATCACCATACTCCTGGGATTACTTGTCCTGTAGTCAGATATGCACCAACGGCAGCAACGAAACCAACCATTGCCATTCGACCGTTAAGGTTTTCTGCTTTTTCGTTAAAGAAGTCTTTCATTGTTGTTTATCCTCTAAGGTTTTGTTTGTGATAATAATCTTCACTCCATCATGAGTGAATTGTAACTCATCATCTGGATGCCACAGTAACTCTTCGTACATATCGTCGAGTTTCTGCATATCCTTCCATAATGCATCAGGGTCTGGCATGATAATCAATAAAGTTCTTCCTCTTTCTCAGTCTCTACGACACAATCAGAGGTTGGGTACGCCACACATGTTAGCACAAAACCTGCTTCGATTTGGTCATCATCAAGAAAAGACTGATCGGATTGGTCAACCGTACCAGAAACAATCTTACCTGCACAAGAAGAACATGCACCCGCACGACAAGAATAGTTCAGGTCAACTCCTGCTTCATCAGCAGCATCTAGAATATACTGGTCGTCTTCACAAGGAATAACGGTTTCAGTACCATCGGGTTGACGAAGAGTAATATTAAAAGCCATAGTTTACTTTACAAAAATTCAAAAGATACCAAAGAACAGTTTACCAGTTGTTGCATACGAAATCAAGCCACTGACAATACCCATCATTGCCCAACGTCCATTATAGACCTCGGCAAACTGCTGGGGAGAATACAGTCCCTTACGGTTGTAGGATTCTACCACCATTTGGGGCTCTTTGGCAAAGAGATTATTTTGTCCATATTCGTTGGTTGTTACGGTCATGTTACCTCCTGTAATAATTCTTTACATAGTATATATAAAAAAAGCACCCCTGTCAAGGGGTGCTCTGTAGTAAAATATACTTATCATTCACCAATGTTATGAATCACTGGCTTTTCATGAGATAGAATATCATATATTTGTTTATTTTGTGCTGTAGATACAGGAACAAACTCAGTATCAGCATTAAATTCATCGTCTCTAATTGCCTGGTTAATGACGATTGAACCATCTTCACCAGAAATAGAACGATGATATGTGTTGGTTGGGATTACAAGGGCACCAGAGGACCGATTAAGGTGAACAATGTGATATGGATACTTCCACTCAGGATTAATCAACTCAAAGGTACGGACACCAGAAAGAACACGATTGTTATCAGTCTGATGACGATGAATATAAAATTGTTTTGCACCAACAATATCATTAGGAGGGGAGATTGCAGGTCCAGTATGCACTACTAGGTCCGATGCATTTGAATTCTCTACAGAAATGTCGTAGAAAATAACAGAGTCGGTCTCCCGAAAGACTCGATGTTTTTTGAACTGTACGTTACTCATTATTCAGTAATCATCTCCTTCAACAATATCCTGACATTTCTCAAGATTCTTTTCACAAAATTTTCTCACATAACCATGAACATCTTCATCCATACGATGATGATAGTTATTGTGCATCACACCAACAAGAATAAAAAATCCTACGATTAAGATATTGAAGTGAGTGACAGGAGAAAGTAGAATCTTTTTGAACATTAAAAAGGGGTGCCGTCGCACCCCAATCTAACACCTAGATGTTTATATGTCTACTCTACTCAGAAGGAGTATTTAACACCCAATTTACCACCAACGCCGAGGTCGTCAGAGTCGTCTGTGGTCAGGAAGGAAACCTCACCATATACTCCGATTGCATCGGTAACGGGGACGCCAACACCTGCTTTACCAGAGAACTCAGTCTCGGTGTCAGCACCGTCCACAGCCACGATCGCAGGGCCACCCTGTACGTAGTATGAAGCACCAGAATCACCGAGAGCACCCTCGTAGCCTACGTGGATGTCGGTAACGGAACCAGTGTAGTCATCACCAGTCCAACCTGCATTTGCCTCTACATTAACGTAGGGACCTGCAACAGCAGCACCAGCGGATACGGAAAGAGCAGCAGTTGCTGCGAAAATAGACTTAATCATTGAATTAATACCTCTTAATTTTTACTTGTGGAGTTCAACCCACAGATGATAGAAGACTCGACATGTCTTCGTTTTGTGCCTTTTGTAACTAAGTGTGAAGTTTTGCAAAAGGTTAAGTATTTATACTATCCTAAGAATTGGTTAATGTCAAGTTTGTTGCTTTTCTGGTTCGGATACCCGACCGTAGTACGGGTCATAAGTCATCAAAGCATCAAGTTGAACGTTGGCACCGTTCTGTTGCCACCAATTCAGAAGACCATCATGACTCGAACGATGGAAAATGTCAATATGGTCTGGGTGGATAGAAGACCCAAGAGCAATCTTATACAGAAGCACTGGTACAGAGAAGGTATTACCTGAGTTGTAGATTAAATCATCTGCAACTGCACGAGGTTTAACACCATTGTCCAGTTTATATTTGTCACCTCTGCAGTGAAGTTTGACAAGTTTTGCTGCGTGGTGACGTGAAATCACATAGGCAGCAGTAGAGAAATCATTTACGAATCTCTTGTGTAGGGAAATATGGAGGTTTCCCGTACAGATGATTGCGAGTTGAACAACATCCCAATCGTATGGAATCTTAGAGTAAAACTCTTTCCATGTAAAGCACCAGTTATGAACTAGTTGCAAATCAAGGTCATCCTCGACAATGATAGCATAAGGTTCATCACTATTTTCATAGAACTCCTTAATTGCTTTCAGGTGAGAAGTGGTGCATCCAATCTCACCTGGTGTCATCATCTCAGGATAACGTCCCTTAATTATATCACTAAGGTCATCGTCACGTCCATCATATCCAGAGATACGAGTATAGTTCTCAATCTCCCAATACTTGAACTGCTCTTCCATATACTCTTTCCTTTCTGGTTGCCCATCAAGGTTGATGTAGTATACAGGACCAAATCCCTTTAGCTTAAATGCTGCTTTGTTTTTGTCTAGAGTTGAAAACTGGGTGGTCATAATCGAAATAAGGTGCGATACAATCGTCGTAGGGCAGTTCTGGTTTAGTAGAGATAGTCACTTTGATTGCCATTGCTGTTAGTTGATTGTATCTACCAACATCAAAGTGGCAATCTGGAAGAATATATTCCCAACACTTCTGTACTTTTTTCATATCATCCATTTCATCGAAATGAATTTTATGGTATTTGACATTTCTTTTCAAATATTCTGTATTACATGCCCAAAATTGAAACTTGGGAACCATTTGTTTTACAGGAAAATCTGACATGAGGTGATGTGATGCTAAGCACTTATCATACTCACGGTCTAAAAGCAAATACTTTGCATTAGGAAACATCTCATGAATTTTATCAACATAATGAAACATCTCTGGGTCAGAGAATCCTACGTTTTTCTCTGGTCTTCTATCAATACGTTCATAAATTTCATCCAGACTTCTCAAATATCTGGATTCCTCATTATAACAAAAACTATCTTTATATGTAAACAGGTTAGAGAACCAGGTGCTTCTAGTTCTCACTGTTCCAAATATGAAGAATATATTCTTACCCATTAGATAACTTTCCAACCTTCACAATAAAGGTCACTAGTATCTTTGTCAGCATAAGTCGGACCAAACCAGGTCTTAGGTGCAACAACAGTTCCTGCACCATTTTGCAACCATGCACCCCACCATGACAATGATGAGTTAGCAATAATTGCACCCTTACACAAACTCATAAGACAGAGGTCCACATAAGGTGTGTAAGAACCATCAGGATACTTATCTTCAGGTTCAGATACTAAGAATCTATCATCATTAAAGAATTCCTGGTCATTAACCCACTCAGGAGAGTCAGAACAAACAACAACTGGTTGGTCCTCAGGAAACTCCTTGAGTGCTTCTTCATAGTAAGCAAGAGGTTGAGGAGGATGCTGGTCAGAGCATTCAGTATATGACCACTTAAATCCCCGAGCATCAACGAGATTTGGGTCACCTCTACGAACATGGAGGAATAGAGGTTGCTTATCAAGAGAATCAATCATCTCTTTACATGGATTCAAGATTTCATCGTGGAAAGTAAAATCTCTACGAATGGTATCTATAATATGTGCGAAATATTTTTCGGTTTGAAAGAAACCATGAATAGAAACATCATTAGGACAAAGAGATTTCATCTCCTCATCATAATGAAAGTATCTTTCAATCACTGTTGGGGCATATCCATTATCCAGGATTTTCATGTTAGAGGGTTGAACACTACCCATCTGGAAGCAATTACCAAGACTATAGTTATCTACCCTAGGTGTATTCCAATGAGGAATACACCAATCATATCCTTTAAATGCAGCAATGCCTCTCAGTGCTGCATACTGGAACATCTGGTTTCCCAGACGACCATTGTTACCCAAACCATTAAATGCCAGCATTTACAATTCTCTCCTTAAAGTATTCCTGGTTTCTATAGTATGAAGATAGTTGTTCCCTATCTTGAGTCCGAATCCACTCCCACAGTTTCATATTTTCTTGCCACTTCGGATTATTGAACCAAGAATCTTGGGTACGGGAGTGTTCTAAATGATAAACATATTGTTGTATTCTGTCAACCTTATTTCCCATTGCAAGTAAACGATAATGTAACTCACAATCTTCTGGACCCCATGCTGCAAAAGACTCATTCATCATGAAAGAATTAATATAGTTTTCTTTTCTGATGAACTGACACCAACCAATTGTAGAACTACTAACGTAAAAATCTTTTTCAAGTGTGGTAGCAATGTCGTTATCACCCATAGGAGAGTTAAAGAACTCATCAAACATTTCAGGTGAATATCTAACTGCTTTCTGATATGGTCCTACAGCATATGGATATACAGCATCAGAAGTTCCATTTGCAATTAGTTCATATGCTGCTTGAATGCAACGAGTTGGAAGAATTACATCAGTGTCATAGTTAGCAACAACTGTTGTTTCAGATTCCTCAATCAAATCATTGAGAATTTTTGTCTTATGAAAATACTCAGTTGTTGGTTTTTCATAAAGGTAATGAAGGTTATCAGGAATACATGTAAATCTTTTATAGATTAAAGGAAAGACAAACTTCTTTACGTTTTGCTCATCATCTACTTCCTTAATAAGAATCTGAGCATCAAAGTTGTTTAATAAAAATCCAAGAACAGTACATACATTTCTAAGTCTATCTTCAGATTCAATCTTAGTTGGAATCAAAAAACTTAGGTCCATTGTGCCCTCCGTTCTTTTACATACTTCTGGTCTTCATAATACTTTCTAACAACATCAACATCTTGATGTCTAAACCACTGCCACAATTGATTGTTTTCGTTAAACTTAGGATTGTGATAGTGAGAGTTGAATGTTCTAGAGTGCTCTAGATGATACACGTCATGCATGACACGACCAACTTTATATCCAAGAATATTCATTCTGTAATATAGTTCACAGTCTTCACATCCCCAGGAAACAAAGTTCTCATTCATAAATCCAAACTTAGCATAGGACTCAGCATTAAAAACCTGAGAGAATCCTACAGTTGCTGGTAATCTGAAATAATCAGTTTTTAATAATTCTAGATTATATCCAGAGTTAATAAATCTTTCATACATTGCATCATCATAATTGATTGCATTCTGGTAAGGACCACAACCAAAAGGATATACGAAGTCATAACCATGATTAGCAATCATATTATATGTTGCTAGATAAGTATCTCTTGGAAAGAGAACATCAATATCGTAATGCCAAACTACTTTACTATTAGTTTGTAGAAACAAATCATTGATGTATCTTGTTCTATGGAACAAAGCATCATCTGGATTTTCTTGAAACGTATGATGAATTTTAGAAGTATCAGCATTCTTCTGAACTTCAGGAAGAACATACTGAGTAAACTTTGACTTCTCATCTACCTCTTTAATGTAGATGTCTGCATCAGGAACTACGTTACGAAGATAACTGAGAATTGTAATACAGTTTCTAAGACGGTCTAGAGACTCAATCTTAATAGGAATAATAAAAGATAAATCCATATCAACCCTCATCCATAATTTCAATCCAATCTTTAGGAATCAGGTTACTCATATCATAGTGAGAAAACTGCTGTCCAAACCATTTCTTAGGTGCAATAATTTTCTTATCTTTATTCTCCATCAACCAAGCACCCCACCAAGAGAACGAAGAATTGGCAATGATAGCATCAGTACAAAGACTCATCAAGCAAAGGTCAGTCCATGGTACTCGTTGCCCATCAGAAAATTCATCAGTTGACTCTGAGAGTATGAATCTGTCTGGTTTGAAGAATTCTTGTTCACGACACCACTCAATAACATCAGAGAATACAATGACAGGAATATCATCAGGAAATTCAGCAAGTGCCTTTTCATAGTAATCCCAAGTTTGAAGTGGATGTGCATTCTGAAGATTGACATATGCCCACTGAAGTTTAGGGTCACCTCTACGAATGTGTAAGAAAATCTTACGACCATCACCGAGACTATCAATCATCTCTTTACATGGATTTAAGATTTCATCTTGGAAGATAAAATCTTCTCTAATTTCTTTTTCAACGTTCTTGAAATACTTTTCTGATTGAAAATATCCATCAAGGTTTACATTGTCTGGACACTCATTAAAGAGTTGCTCATTAAAGTGAAACTCTTTCCATACTGCCCACTGTTGAGTATTAGAAATTGCTTGATGCTCTCTAGTTGCATGTGGCATTTTAAATGTATCAAACATGCAGTAATTATTCTCTTCACCAAAGTCACCAATACCTCCTGCTTCTGGAGGAGGTATAACCCAATCAAATCCACGATTCGCAGCAATACCTCTTAGTGCTGCATACTGAAACATCTGGTTACCCAGACGACCTGACTTTCCAAGTTTATTAAAACTAAGCATTGACAACCTCTACTAGTTACTATTTTATCACTTATTTAAAGCATTGTCTATATGCTTTCCAGTAGTCAACTGTTCTTTCTGGAATAGGTGACAGAGCTGTGTAGTTCCAATATTCTAGATTATCAATGAACTTCATTGTATTTCTATAACCAATGACTTCCTTTTCGAGATTGGTCACCAAATCTTGAACATTTCTATCTTGGTAAACAGATGCTTTGTTATAGACCACACTATTGGGAAAATACTTCTGAAGTACATAAGCACCCCAAATATCATCCATACGACCAACGTGAGGAAATACTGAATAAAAAGGAATAACTTCTCTAGCAAGGAATGTATTCTGACTATTAAATGGAGAAATAGTATTAGAACAATATGGTTTTTCTACTTCATATTTTACGATTGGTTTCATCGTAAGTCTTGCCATTGCATCAATGTCAGGGTCACCATCCCAAAGGTCTGCCTGAACCAAAACCTTTCTTTGAGTCTTTCCTTTATATTCAACCCTATGCCTGTCCTGAAGCAATTCGATGGGGAATCCCCGATGCCAAATATTTGGAGTGTTGGTAACGGACAGGGGGTCAAATACCCTTTCATCTGGTTCATACAAGTCACACTCAATGGTTTGACCAACTACAACGTTCTTACCCCAATCATCATATGGAATATTATCATCATCAACAGTAGCAACAATATCTGCACCTTGATTATATGCATATACAAATCCAAGGTTTCTTCTTTGGATTGATTTCCACCCAATAATATCAGACAGTTCTGGACACATCTCCTCTTGTTGCTCAGGAGAAAGATAAACACAGTTTAATTTCTCGTACTCTTCATGTGGTGTCTTTGTATCACCAACAACTACAAGAGTCCAATCCTCTTTATCTGCATAAAGATGAGTTGCTTTTGTTGGAGGATTAATAGTAGTAGTTACAATGTACTTTTTCATTTTAAGAATTTATCAACAAAGTGTTTAGTGGTGTAGTTATTCTTTAACTTATTGTATGCATTTTCTACCATAAAATTATACTTATCGTAGTTATTGATAACATCCTCTGCTACTTCCTTCAAGTGGTTTTCATTATCGATGTATATGAAATCTTCTCCTGGAGTAAAATAGTATTCAATAACATTCCAAGGGTCTCTTTGACAAAGCATAAGAGTCTTACACAATGCTGCTTCAAAAACTCTGGACTTGAGTTGTGGAATAATACCATCCTCAAGATGAGTGAATGCCTTATTATAAAATGATCTAGGAAAATCTAAAAATTGCTGAGGGGAACTACCATGTCTCCAGAAGTTATCAATACCATGAACTAGAGTTGCTTTTGCCTTAGCAAAATACTCAAGTTTTCCTGCATAATTTACATTAGTGACACTTGCATTAAACCTACCTATGTGGTCTGTTCCAGCATTATGCCAAAATCCAAGTTGAGTATTATAGTTTGGAACTAAAACATTATCAAAGTATGACTTAAAAGACCCAGCAGGGAACGTGGGTGCTTGTCCAATATAAAAGAAATCTATTTCCTTTTCCTTATTTTCTGGTTCAAATTTATCATCAATAGGAAACCAGCATTGCTCTCTTTCATCAAAACACTCTGCTGTATATGGGCAAAGTGTCAAGATTTTATCTGCGTATGTATGAGCAGTAACACATCCCAAATCTTGCCTATTAGAGAGGCAAAAATTTGGTTCTTCCAGTGTGAGGACTACCTTTTCTTTATCGTTAAATGCAGAAGAAGTAATGTTATTATGAAAGTCAGACAAAAACAAATAGCAATCCCTTGCTACATCTGTGTATGCTTCAAATCCTAAATTGAAAACAGGGTCATCATATTGACCTCTGCTTCTCCCGTAAATAACTTCCATTTTATTTTGATAAATTAAATTTTTACCCAACGATCAGGGGTAACATCAGACATGTTATAGTTAGAAAATGCTTTTCCTAACCATCTCTTTGGTGCTACTACTTTACCAGCATCATTCTGTAGCCATGCTCCCCACCAGGACATAGAACTATTTGCAATTATAGCACCTTTACACATAGTCATCAAGCACATATCCCAATAAGGAACAAGTGAGTGCTGAAATGTACCATCACCAAGTTTAATTTTATTAGAATAAGTTACATGATTTTCAGAAATCAAGAACCTATCTCCTTCCAAAAACTTTTGTTGGTTGCACCAATCTAAGTCATCAGAAAAAACAAGAACAGGAATATCTTTATCAAAGTGAGAGAGACCTTCCAAATAGTATTCTTCAGTTAGGCATGGGTGGTGGTCTGGAGTAGCAATATAATCTCCTCTACGGACATGAATAAAGATACAGTCACCGACTTCATCTATAATTTCTTTACAATCAGTATAGATGTCATCTTTAAACGCAAAGTCACATCTAATGTCTTTTTCTATTCCACTAAAATACTTTTCAGTTTGAAGATAATCATTTAAGTTAGTATTGTCTGGACAACTATTAAACAGTTCTTCATCGAAATGAAAATTTCCTGTAGTAAGTGTGGGACCTTGCCCGAATCCAATATTTTTATCTTCAACTGACTGCATTCTGAAACAATCAAAAAGACCATAATTACATGTAGACTCCGCATCCTGTGGTGGAATCAACCAATCAAATCCACGATTAGCAGCAATACCACGAAGACCTGCATACTGGAACATCTGGTTACCCAGACGACCATTAGAACCTAGTTGATTATATGAAATTGCCATCAGTCTTCCTTCACAAACAATGCGTCACCCCAATCTTCAGTATGTTCAAAAGTTTCTACATGAGTAAATCCTTTACTATTGAGATACTCAGTTAGTTCATCAAACATAACCCCACCTTGATAGTCTGGATTATTCCAAGTTGCTTCAGTAGTGATGTATTTTACATGATTCAAAACTTCATCAGCACCTTTAAGAACCATCAATTCTGCACCTTGAGTATCCATGTCAAGAATTTGATAATCCTCAAATGAAAGTTCATTATCTATAATAATACTGTCTAGTTTTGCAACTTCAACTTGAATAGTTTTCTGGTGCCACTCTTTCATTTGGTCACTACAAGGTTTCAAGAGAGAAGAACAACCCTTGTTACCAACCATGTACCCAGCATCTGGTCCATAACATACATGAAAATCAATCTCATCATTATCACTATCTCCAGCAGCAACACAAAAACCAGTGGATTCTACACTGGTCTCCGCATTTTCAAGGAAACAAACTAATTCTTCAAATACTTCTGGATTAGGTTCAATCCATACAACCTTCTTTGCTCCGAGTTTCTCGTAGTCATAGATTTCTTCACCACGATGTGCCCCTACATGAATAGCACCTTCAACTTTGACATTGTTATCTTTAAAATATTTGTAAATCATTTGAAATAGTTAGTGTAGATATAATCTTCTGCTACTGGAAACTCCAGTGAACGTTGATAGTTATCCTTTATAGCATCCATTTTAGAATAATAAAGTTCTTCAGTCAATGTAGATACATCAAAGTCATCATCCAAGAAGATAATTCCATCTTCATTAAAGTATTCAGTAACTCCTCTGCACCCATAGAAGATTGGAATAGTACCAGTAGCAAAACAGTCTGTTAGTTTCTCTGTGAAATAAGTATCATACACAGCATTCTCTACGGCAATAGAGAACATATAGTCACGCAAACCATCTTCTTTACAATCAATCTCTTGGAATCCACGACCATACAGGTCAACTTGGTTCTTGAACTTTTCAACAAACTCAAGTCTCTTCAAATGTCCAGGAATCATTCTCTTATTAGAAGAAATCATCGAAACAAGTTTAGTCTTCTCAAAGATTTGACGGTCAACCACCCAAGGAGCAGCATTGGTTACCGAGTACATGAACTTTGGGTACTTTGCACAAAGTTCTTTATCGCAACTAATAATACCGTCCACTCGGGAAGCAACAAAGTCGTAGTTTGCAAGAATCCAATCATAGTAAGGTTGAATGATTTGTTTTGATTCTAGCAACCAAATGTAAGTTGGTCTTTCATTGACCTTACTAAATGGTTCTAGTGCTCTCTGATTGACATAAAAGTCAACCACACCAGAACCATCATATGCCCAGTCAGTGAACTTTTGTTCGTTCTTATCTGAAGATGATGGTTCTAGTCTATCGTTACAATATAAATTAATTTTGAACGTCATATTCCTTTGCCATCTCATCAAACACTGCCTTAATACCATCTTGAATACTGGTCTGAGGCAACCACCAATCCATGATGTAATTATCTGCTTCGTTTCTCTTGTCTAACTGAACACTATCCTTTGCAAGTCCAGGTGAAATATGAACTGTCTTTCCAATACGAGAAAAGAGTCCTTGGATAATTGCAGCAACTTCCTTAATAGTGGTTGTTCTAAAGGAAGTAATGTGGAGAGGGTCTTCTGGTTTAAATTCAGTATAGGAATTCATCACTGTCTCTAATGCCTCACAGCAGTCCTCTGCATAGAGAAACTGACGTTCTTCAGTACCGTCAGTCATCATTTCAAAATCACCTTCTTCAAATCCCTTACGGATGAAGTCAGTAATAACGTGTGCTTTGTCATGGTCTTTCTCAATACCATAAACATTCCAGAACTTAACAGTAAGTCCCTTAAGTGCCATTGTGTAGAGTTCTCCTACACGTTTCATTACACCATATGGAGAGTAAGACATGTTACTCATCTGAGATGAAGCAAACACAAACCGTTTCTTATACTTTTCAATCAGACCAAATGCCTGTGTCATCAACCTGGTGTTGTTGTCAATGAACTTGAAGGTATGTTGATACTTTTTAAGGTATCGTGACCCACCAACATCAAACGCAAGAAAGAACACAAAGTCAGTATCGTAAATGACTCGATGTAGTTCTGCATTAGGAATAACTGTTGCATCATGGTGCCGACCATTTACGACATCAAATTCATGAACAGTGTGACCTTTTCTTCTAAGATATTCTGTAAGGTAGGCACCAATTTGCCCACTAGAACCAAGTACTGTAATTTTCATTATACAATAGTAATTTCGTGTACATATATCAAGCTCTCAGATGAACTCCGATGCCTGGTGGATTATTTTTCAATCTCCAATAACTATCAAACTCTGGATTGCTATCTGGAATATCTTCAGCACCCACAAGTCTTGCTTGTTCACATCCTAGACTTGCATGAATGAAGTCATAGTTTTTAGATAAGATTTTCACAAAACCTTCAAACTGATTATCTAAACCTTCATACAACAACCTTCCATTGTTATGTGTTTCTGTGAAAATTTCTTTAATCTTTCCAGCATCAACCCATTCTTTAATAGTATTCAGAACAGTAAGGTCACTTCCCTGACAATCGGAATAATAAAGGTCAATGTCTTCGATTCCTTTTTCTTCAAGATATTTAGAAAGGTTAATGGTTTTTACAGTAACCTCTTTCATTACTTTATTGTAATCACCAAACCCCTGAAACTCTTCACTACCAGCACCAAGACTACTAGCAACTCTATTATTAGTTACAAAGAAAGAACTCTCACCATCTTTATCTGAACATGCAGCATTGTTAAGAGTAACCCACTCAAACTGCTGATATCTTTTTTTCAACTTTGCAAAAATTTCTGGGTCAGGTTCAAATACATGAACCTCATCAAAATGCTCAATCAGTCCCCATAAAGATACTCCTTCATTGGCACCAACATAAACTAATGTACTCATACTCACTCTCCAACAATATCAATTTGAGAACAAATCCATTCGTATGTTTTACGAATTCCTTCTTCTAAGGTTTGAGAATAATCCCAACCAAGTTTCTCACGAACAAGGTCGTTGTTGGAATTACGTCCACGAACACCAAGAGGTCCATCGATATGCATCCTAAGAACTTCTTTGCCTGCAACCCTAGCAGCAGTATCTACAAGTTCATTAATAGTAACCATCTCCTCAGAACCAATGTTCACAGGTCCAAGGAAGTCAGAGTCCATCAGTCTTCTGGTTGCTTCGATGCACTCGTCGATGAAGAGGAAACTTCTTGTCTGTCCTCCGTCTCCCCATACTTCGATAGCACCTCCCTCAGACGGAAGATAAGCCACCTTTCTACAAATCGCAGCAGGAGCTTTTTCTCTTCCTCCTTGCCACGTACCTTCGGGTCCAAAGATGTTATGATATCGAGCAACACGTACAGGAATCCCGTGGTTGCGATTGTAAGCCAGATATAGACGTTCACTAAACAACTTTTCCCAACCATACTCAGAGTCTGGATTTGCGGGATAAGCAGAAGACTCCCGACAATCAGGATTATTGGGATCAAGTTGGTTATGCTCAGGATACATGCAAGCAGAACCAGAGTAGAAAATTTTAGTAGTATTTTTACCGAGTTGTTCATTAAATTTACGTTGCTCTTCAAGAACATTCAAATTAATACTAACACTATTATGCATAATGTCAGCATCGTTTTCACCAGTAAAGACGAAACCAGCACCACCCATGTCAGCAGCAAACTGATAGATTTCATCAAAGGCACCAATGTACCTATAAGGAACAGAATTATAGAAATTGCCACGATCCCCCTTGTACTGAAGTACACGACTGACAAAATCTACATCACGTAGGTCCCCCTGAACAAATTCATTTGCTTCAGTAGGAGAAAACTCAGGACGTTTAAGGTCCACACCCCGTACCCAATAACCTTCGGAACGGAGACGTTTGACCATGTGACTTCCAATGAATCCACCAGCACCAAGGACTAGTGCCTTCTTTACATATTGACCCATGTTAAATCAGAGACTTATAATAAACCATAGTATATATCATACTAAAAAAGAGGGTCATTGTAAACCCCCTCTCCGTTAGTATGCAGGCTCGCCACTTGTTTTTTTAGACGTAAGGAAAAACAAGAAACCTTTGCAGATGTCCGCACCAGCAGGCTTAACCCTTATCCTGCGGGGTATATTCGATAGCACTTAGCTCCACCACTTGCTCTTATGGAAAAGCAAGAAACCCGAGGGGTCGTAAGAACCCATCCCGACCAGGGTGCTTTTTAAGTCATCCCAAGACTATGCTCGATGAGAGGATCGAACTCTCCTTAGGCAAATTATGAGTTTGCTGCATTCACCAGATTGCTAATCGAGCTTTCATTTTGTTCTTTAATACTCAATTTTTGTTGTCTGTGTTCTTCACAAGCATTTTTGTACTCTTGACTGTCCATATTTTTATACCATCCATTGTATAACCACCCAGTAAGAATATACTTATCATTAGAATATGGCATACACCCTCTATGACTATATGTCCAAGTAGATGGGAACATAAGAAGTTTTCCTTTTTCTGCTTTAATTTTCACCCCATTAGTGAACTCAGTTTCACCACCATTATCTACTGTATTCAAATACCAAATAAATGTCAAGATTCTACTTCCCAGTTCATCATTAAAATGATAATCATTATGCCAAGTATAAAATCCAGTGTTGGGTACATACTTTTGAATATGATATCCATCGTCAGTTAAGTTAATGACATCATTAAAAATGACACAGTTATCAATAGTTTTCTTTATATGAGCATAGTATTCATTTGAAGATTTGGTAAGTTTTTTGCAAATAAAACTATCTTCTTCTTTCCAGTGAATACTATTAGCAGAAATTGCCAGGTCAAGAGTTTCTTTTATATTTGGATTATATCCTTCACCAGTAACACCTTTATACATATCGTGTCCTGGATCTTCTTCAAATTTTTTAATTAAATCATCACAAAACTCATCAGTCAATGAATTTGGAACTTCCCAAATATATGGGTCTTTAGCAACCTTCTTCATGGTCAGTATACATTCTAATCATATCATCATCAGCAGGAACCATTACTGCTCTCTGCCCATCTTCTGTTTCAATAATATATGAGGATTTATTTTCTTCAATATCCTCCATATATTCATCAAAGTTTTCTTGGAACTGTGCGATAGGAATTACTGGGAAATTCTCAAACTTATGACCCATACAATTAAAGTATTGTTATAAGTATATAGTATCACTTGTGAGACCGTTTGTCAAAGGGTTCCCAGTGCTCCCAACCATACTTGTGGACTAAGTGCATACCAATAATAGGCACAAAAACTAAGAAAAACCCCATGACACCTAGACACCATGGAGTTTGCATTACTGACCTAACGAACAGTTGAACGTGATTCATTTAAGTACTTTATGTGCTGTTCCATCACCATCATACTTATCTGTGTCATAATATCCACCTTTAGTTCCAAAATATAGTGTTGTCAACACAAATGGAATACAGATGTATATAAGAAAATTACCTAACATCATGTCCTCCGAACATTGCTCTCATAGCATTTAGAACCTTGGCCGTGAAAGCACCAAGACGGCGTGACTCAAAACGAGCCCACAACGCACTGCTGATGACAGGAGCGGGTACGCCAAGATCCACAGCAGCGTGAACAGTCCAACGACCCTCACCACTGTCTGATACTCCTCCATCGAACTTGCTAAGCTCTCTATTACCGCGTAGTACATCAGCGGTAAGGTCAAGCAACCAACTGCCAACCACACTACCACGACGCCATAACTCAGCCACTTCAGAAACGTCAATATCATACTGATAGTCTTCTGGATTATCCATTGGAGCAACTTCAGCATCACCTGCAGCAACGTATGCTGCCCCAGTATTTGCTTCATGCAGGATACCAAATCCTTCTGCGTATGCTTGCATGATTCCATATTCGATTCCATTATGAACCATCTTTACAAAATGACCTGCTCCAGGTGGTCCACAATGTAACCAACCATACTCGGCACTTGTTGCCCTTGTTGTTGGATCAGTTCTTGGTGCTGAGCCAATCCCTGGTGCGAGTGCCCTAAAGATTGGAGAGCAGGTGGATACTGCAGTATTTGCACCACCAACCATAAGACAGTATCCACGCTCCAAACCGTAAACACCACCACTAGTACCGCAGTCAATATACGAGATGCCAAGTTTAGATAACCGTTCTGCTCTCCGTCTAGAGTCCTTAAAATTGCTATTGCCATGATCAATAATAATATCGCCTTCCACACAAAATGGTAGTAGCTCATTGATAGTTTCCTCTACTGTTTCTGCTGGTACAACCATCATAAAAACACCAGGATTTTTTGACTCTTCCTGGGTAAGAGTTCCCTTACCTGAATGAACTACTTGAACAAGGCTTTCCAGAGAAGTGGTACATCCACTGATATAACCCTTCTCAAATTGTTCTTCAGCTTTTTTATAGTTGTTGCGATACCCATGTACTTCGTGACCTGCTGCTATAAGACGACGGGACATACCTTCCCCCATTCGTCCAAGACCAATCATTCCTACTTTCATTTTCTCTCGTTTAAAAAATATTCTGGGAGTGGACACCCTTTAAAATCGTTTATCTCATCTACTGCTAAGACAAACATTGTTGCGAATCCGACGCAGAAAGCAAACAGCATCTGAGGAAAATTGTAGTTACCCATATATGCTGTGGGGTCAGGTTCATCATCATGAGGGTGAAGATGCCTGGAAACTTGTTCTATCCTTTCCCGTTTTTCTTTTTCTTTGTCAGATTCATTTTTCATTTTACCCTCTGTATCTACCTGCCCATGTTAATTGCATTCCTGAAATTAACAACGTCATAAGAACAATTACAAATAAAAGACTCATGGATTCCTAGGATCAATACCAAGACTATCTAGGTAATCAATCCACCACTGTGGTTGCGATTGTTTCCATTTCGGAACATCTTTACCTATTTCAGAGTAATATTCTTTTAGGGAATCATCGATAATCTGTGCGATCTCCATATTCCTCTTCCTCTTCGTCAACATCAGCATATGGGTCCTCCACATAGGGTCCTCGTTTTCGTAGAGGTTCTTTTCTGACATAATCCGATTCAGCATTGATGGCAGATAACCAAACGGCTAGTTTCATTACTATGTAGATAACCACAAGTGGTGCAAAGCATAGTATCAAAGTCAACTGATATTTCATTACATGCTCCCGTTTCTAAATCCAATAACATAACCAAGAAGTACCCCACTCAAAAATGCAACATACATGTACAGAATATGAGATAGGAATTGGATGAATATCATCCACTCTTCTCCTGTCATGCTCCTTCCTCTTCGTGATGATGGTCGTAACTTAATCTACAATCCCAAATATAATCTTCATCCCACTCTGGTTCATACAATGGACATGGTTCTTCAAACAAATGGTTCATTCTTAACTGATTGATTCGTTCCCTGAGAGATTTGTAAAACTCTCTTTTTTGGTCTGGATTCATTTGTCTTTGAATAACTCTTCTACCTGTTTTCGGGCATTACCCATCTTTAGTTTTTCTCTTTCCGAATGCTTGTATCCATGCTTACCATGAAATATAAAATGTCCCTGAACAAGCATTGTTATACCAAAAAGGAACAATAAAATTGTTCCTAACCAATCTATAAATGTGGATTCAGCCATGGTAATACTGGTGGAATCACTCCAATAAGTCGAAGCAGACCCTCAGAAAAAAGTGCAAGAACAACCCAGCCAACACACATTGAGATAATCGCAGCATTACGATTATGTTGTCGTATGGCATCATCAATCATCTCCTGACACTCTTCCCGAGTGACATAGTGCGGCGGTTTAATCTCATCCATCCTGTGACTCATCTGGGTTTAACTTCGCATCAATAGGGTCTGGTTGCCCTCCTACTATAGCACATGCACGTTGATAAAACATATTCTCGGTGTTACCCGATTCTTCAAATGTTTCTTTAATCTTCACCCAATTCTCGTAGGTGTATTTGTCCATGTGGTTAGTCTCCGTGAAGTTATACTTATTATATAATAATAACTAGTGCCTCACTTGACCATAAATGTGTTCATCCCGTAACACTCATTAAGTAAAAATTAAGAAATTTACTTTTCTTCAAAGTCTATTCTTCTTACTTTTCGTGTACGTCTTGATTCTTGGTACTGTAAATCCTCATTGCTAAGAACGTTTTTACCTTCTTTTTTATAGGAAGTATTAACTATCTCAACTAAATCGAGATTCACTGCTCCTATTTTATCATCAACTATCATCATTTGGTTGTCGCATCCGCAACATTGTACTTTGCTAGTACTTGTCAATTCTACATTACAATTTTTGCATCTTACTGTAGTCATTGTTCTATTTTAATCAAGCGAGTGACGGGGATCGAACCCGTGACAAGAGCTTGGAAGGCTCGCATGTTACCGCTACACCACACTCGCATTATTCAAATTCAGAAGCAGGAATCAAAGGAAGAGTTAGAACGTCTAAATTATCCTTTTCAATAACCCACTGTTGAATTTCCATGTAAAGACTTTCTGCTTCCATGAACTTTTTATCATCACATAGTTGATGCATTCTGTCAATATGACTTTGAATGATAGTGTTGCAGATGATTTCAGTTTCCAGACTGTTCATTGAAGTAATCTTTACGATAATATCGTCCTAGGACATTACTATTATAGTATTTGGGTGTGCCATCGTCAAGAGATTCGGTCAACACACCGTTCACAAAGAGTTGTCTGGTTTCTTCGTAGTTCACTTTGCCTTTAGTTTGATGTAAAGATATAATTTCTCTACGAAAATTTTCCTTACCAAACTTTTTTATATCCTCTTTTAGTTCTGGACAAGAACCATAATATTTTTTCCAGTCAGACTCTGACTTTACTTTTCGTTTCTTACCTTTTGGGGTTCGGAACGACCAAAAATACTTTCTCCCAATGTACTGTCGTTGGTTCTTGAGATTGGTAATGAGGTACACAAACCCAAAGTGGTCCCCAACATCAGAGCTATCAAAATCTCGTTCCAAGAACACCCAAGGATTTTCATAAGTACTCATTATATAAAAAGTATTATGAAGTATTTAGGGCTACAATATAACCTTGAAACTCCACAGAGTCATTTTAGGCATAAAAAAGCACCCTGTCAAGGGTGCCGTGTGATACAGTTTTAAGTTGAGTCTCAATCGAGACCTTGCTTCTTGATGTCATCGAACTTGATGCTTCTTGGCTTGTACTTACCGAAAGGTCTGCCGAACTTCATTACCTTAGGAACTGTCTTACCTGGCTTGAACTTCTTAGCATAGATGTCACCAGTGTACTTGGACATATCACCATATCCACCTGGCTCGTCCTTAGACTTATCTGCCTTTGGTGGGTTACGGTCTGCTGCACGTCCTCCAGTGATAGCACCTGCCATCTTGTTTGCTTCAGAACGACCCTTTACTCTGGATGGGTTGTGGCTCTGGGAGACCTTCATAACGTCGTCGAGGGACTTACCAGTCTTCTTTGCCTGCTTGACCATCTTGCGGAATGGAAGCTTCTTGTATGCTTCTTCTAGTTCCTCATCGGTCCACTCATCGAGGTCTACACCAACTGCATCGAGTTCCTCAAGGAAGAGGTTGTACTCATCTACATACTCGTTGTACTCTTCGATAACTTGCTCTACCCACTCAGAACTCATGTTCTCGATGATTGCATCAGCACCTTCTTGTGATTCTGCAAAGTTGTTCTCCAGAAGATAAGTGGAGACTACATTGTAGACTTCGTACTCATTTGCCATTTCAGTTTCCTCGTTTGCTTTCTTAAGATTTGCTTTGCGGTACATGAGGTCTGCTTTTGTACCTCTGTCCATTTTACCCTGGGACTTGGGCTTGGTCTTGCCACCTACATCAGGTTGCATTCCAGGGTTTGCTGCCTTGACTCTACGACCGTGAGTGTATTCAGCACCACTCATCTTGTCATCACCAGAAATCATCTTGCCACCCTGTGAACGGGAAGCAGCATACTCTTTATCAGATTGACCGTGCTTACCCTTGTAGACTTCATCTACAGTCTCGGTCTCTTCCTTTACTTCATCACCTTTAGGATCTTCCTTGACTTTCTTCATTGCTTCTTCTCTGGACATGCCAGAAGCAATCATTCTCGCAATGCGAACATCATCAAAGTCATTATCACCATCTTTATCTTGATCTTTCTTCTCGTATAGATTAGAATAGATATCTGCGATATCCTTAACTGTGGACATGGTTCCCCATGATGCCTCAGAGAAGGTTCCTGTAGTATTCTTTAAAGGAGTTGTTGAAGGTGTAGATGCTGTAATTTTTGTCACAGTTTCTACTTCCTCAGAAAGCACATTAGATGCAGTTTCTTCAGTAGTTGTATTTTGGATTTGGGACTCGTAAATGTCCAACCCAGTTGTGATTGTTTTGGTTACTGTTGGTTTATCTGTCTCGGATGAAGGAGATGATTGCAATCCTTCATACAAATTTTTCAGCGCACCTAAGTCTTCTCTATTCATCTTTCTAGGGTAGTGGATTTTACCTTCGTTATAATTATATTTATCGTTTATTTATTCTCAGTGGCAGAGAGGCTTCTGCCACTTGGGACAAGTCATTTGTTGTTATTTCTACCAGTTCCAGGTTTGGTAGGTTTGTAAGGACGAGAAGTAACCTCA